AGGAATTGGAGGAGCAGGGCTATTAAACCCTGCTATTAACCTATTCCTCCGTACCATTAAAATGGGATGTATTAAAATGGTAAATCATCATCTTTTTTAGGGTGAGTAACCCATTTCTCTTCTTTTGGTTCTGAAGCTTTGTTAGCATCAGGTGTCCAAGTATCTACCTTTAAGTAGTGAGTCACACCCTTATCAGATGGTTCTTTTCTTCTATTAAGAATTAAATTACACCATCCATTTTTATCAACCTCTTTTAAATCGTTAATAAAATCTTCAGTTTTAATACTAATTTTCATTTGAGAACCTCCATTATCAAATGTTCTTTCCTTAATAAGGATTCCGTTAATATACTTTGTTTCTTCCATGTTTTAAATTTATTTATTTAATGTTAACAACTTCTTTTTTTTCGCATTTAAAGTGTCAATTAGATTTTGAAGTTGCTTTAATTCTAATGACAAGTCTTTTACATCTGCTTCCATTATTTGACTCCAATATGATTCTGATATAATTTCATATAAGTTTCTAAACTCTTTATAAAATTTCATATTATCATCATAATTTGAAACATAATGATGTACTGTAGAGTGATCTCTGCCTACTAATCTACCACTTTCCATCATTGTTATTTCTAACTCTTTATGTAGCATATAACCTACAATGTGCCTTGGTAAAATGTATTGTTTATTTCTTTTTTTACTAACTATATCTTTTCTATTAACACCTGTTAAAGCTTCAGTTACATTAAAAAGTAAATTAATTTTATTTTTTTTAATAATATCTTTCATTATAAATATCTTTTGCTTTACTAAAAATGTTATTTAATTTCTGTGTTGAGGAATTGTTTTTAATTTTATATAAAGCTGTTATAAATCTTTCTTTTGGACTTTCAATAGACATAAATTCATCTATATCATTATCACATACTCGTACCGCAGAGTAACCTAAAATATCTTTAAAATATAAAGATAAAGTTTTAGATGGCACATTAAACTTATGAGGACTTTCACCTAAAAACCCCATACCATCAAACTTTTCTTTTCTATAATAAAATATAGGTTTTTTACTCCACAAATGTTCTGGTATAGCATTGTAAAAAGAAATAAATTTTTCTATTCTTAGTGAACCACTTTTCCAATTAAGTATATTATTCACCATTAAATTTAAAATCCTATGAGTTTTTTTAATTTCCCTGCTCCCTTTTAAGGAATTTGTAAAATTGATCCCTGCAATCTCTTGGGTTGTCGTTTTCTTTAAGTTCATAAATAATTTGATTTGCTTGTTCGTAAGTTAATTCTTCTAGTTTCATGTTAACATATTTAGAGCCGACTGATGATGTTTGACATAATCCCTCTATTTTTGATATTTGCCACCAGGCTATAGGTTTATCATCAAGTACATCATCAATCCAATCTCCTGCACTCATATTATTTGTTTTTGAAATCATCAGACTCATCTTCAGAGAAAATTCCGTGTTGATAAAAGCCGCTCAATTTAAGGACACACCTGCTCATAGCCCTTTTTTCGGCCATTGAAACCACATAAGAATTTTTATTGTTTTTAGGACTTGACTCACCAAATGTTTCAATAGTAGTGTCTCCCATAGTTCCTGTTGCTTTAATTAAACAATGAGAATGGTCCTGTGAAAGATTCATTAACTCGTAAGAAATTGAAATTTTTTGAGCAGCCTGAATCTTGTCTATTCCAGCCCTAGTTATTATTGTGTAATGTGCGTGTTTGAACACATCCTCTTTTACTAAATTGTTTTCTATGAACAATCTTCTTAAAGTGTCTTTTTTAGTTTCCTCCATTTTTATTTTCTATTTTAGTATTATAAACTGCATTTATACATTCACCTATTGTTTTAGGATTTATTTCCCAAAGATTTCCTAGCTCTATGAGTTTAGTCATAAATTCATCATTAGGATTCTTTTGTTTAGTTTGTTTTGCCATATATTATATTTTTTAAATTTATACTACAATAAAACAAATAAAAATTGGTAATTCCAAATTTTTTTCAACAAATTTACAAAAATCTACAAACATTTACTGTTTGTTCCACAAATTTCCTGTAAAAGAGTTCCATTTATTGTATAATTGCATTTTAAAACCCACCGCTTATGAAATGGTATAATATAAAGAACCTATCCGAATCCTCTACCGAAGTGGTAATCTATGATGAGATAGGTAATTTTGGAATTGACTCTAAAACTTTTATTGAAGAATTAGCTAATGTGCCAAAAGAAAATGATATATTACTGCGTATAAATTCACCAGGTGGTAGTGTTATAGATGGACTTGCTATTTATGACGCTTTAAGACGCACTCCCCAAAAGGTTATTACTCGTATTGAAGGACTTGCTGCATCTATAGCATCTATTATTGCTATGGCAGGTGATGAAATTATTATGAGTGAAAACAGTTTATTTATGATACATAATGTATGGGGGGGAGAAACAGGGGATTCTAAAGATATGAGAAAAGCTGCTAATCTTATGGATAAAATGAGTAGTAAACTTGTCTCTATTTATGTGGCAAAATCAGGCAAAGAAGAATCTGAGATTACGTCTTGGATGGACTCTGAAACTTGGTTTAGTGCTGAGGAGGCTCTTGAAGCAGGATTTATTAATTCTATTGAAGAACCTATAGCTTTAGCTGCCAAATTTGATATATATAAGTGTAACTACAAAAACAAGGATAAGGTAGTGCAAATGTTTAACGAAAATTTTAATAATTTAAAAATGAAAGAACAGATTGAAGAATTAAAAAACTTTATCTCTGAAATGTTTGATAAAAAAACAGAGGTAAAAAATGTAAAGATACTTGATTCTACTGAAGTAAACGATAAAATCTCATCTTTGGAAAACGCTATTTCTGCGTCAGAAAAGACTAATGAAGATTTATCTGAAACTTTAAGTGAAAAAGAATCTAACATTGTAGCTCTTGCTGATGAGATTGTAAATCTTGAAGCGGAGGTTGCTAAACTAAAAGGAACTTCAAGTGAAGTCACTCCTGATTCAGACCCTAACCCTATTGTTGAAGATGATTTAACACCACAAAATGGTTGGGATTCTATTGCAGAGAGTTTAATGAATAATAAATCTATAATCTTAAAATAATAAAAAATGGCTAATGAATTACTTATATCCCAGACTGGTGCGTTATCGTGGAGTCAAGAGGATGTTCAAAAATACTTTTTAGAGCCTTTATTTGTTTCAAATAATTCGCTTGAATGGATGGATGTTATGACAGATGTTTCAGGAACTTCTATCAAATTAGATAGATATTCTGCATTGAAAGATGTTACTAAAGCACAATCTTTAGCAGGATTTGCTTATGATGATACTGAATCTTCTAATACTAACATCACTTTAACTTTAAGTAGATTGGAGGTTGAACACCGACAAGCTGCTTTTACAATGTTTAATCATATTAAGTCTCAATTAATGAAAAAAGGTATCGCAAGAAATAATCTTGACGGAACTTTAATCAAACAAATTGTTTCTGAATTACTAATGGGAGGTATCGCAAGAGATTTTTCTACTATATTATGGTGGGGAGATACTACTAATGGAACAGGCACTCAAAAACTTGCTAATGGTTTTTGGCATGCTATTGATACTGCTAACTTACCTGCAGGGCAGAAAACTGTTTATGCTACTTCTGCTATTGATTCACTAAAAGCTATGACTGCTGCTCAAACTAATGAACTTGCTATGATGGATAGAGTTATCTTTACATCAAGAGCATTTTCTGACAAGTATGCAGGAGAGTTAATGTCTGCTGGTTCTCACGTTGCTGCTTATGATGCTTTACAAAAAGGTGTACCTAACTTATCTTTCCATGGTATTCCTATTGTAACTTTACCTGAATGGGATGCTGATATTACTAATCATGGTACTGCTTTAGGTTCTATGGCTAATGGTAATGCTCCTAATGGAACTACTGCTGTTGATAAGAATTGTGCAATAATGACTGCTAGAGGAAACTTGACAGTTGCTACTGACTTTAAAGCTAACCCTGTTGATATGTGGTATAACCGAGACGAAAAGGAAAATCGTTTTAGAATGAACTATTCTTTTGGTTGTAACATTAAAGAGGAAGCTCTTTGTGTAACAATGGTTAATGATTAATAATTAAATGTTTAATAAAATAAATACTATATAAAATGGGATGTATTACTTCAGGCCACGCAGTTTCGTGTGGCGATAGAAATCGTAGAGGGGGTATAAAAAATATCTATCTAGTTGAAACTGACGCTATAACGTATTCTTCTATTGTTGTTGACGGAACGTCAGGAATGATTGATGCTATGACAGCTTCAGAGGCTTATAAATTTGAATTTGAGCGTGAAACAGCAGGATTTACTGCAAACGCTACAAGGGAAAATGGCTCAACTATTGTAGATGTTGAATTATCTTTCTATGTACCTAAAATTACCCAAGAGGTTAATGATAGGTTAAATGAATTGCATTGTTCATGTGGTGTGGTTGCATTAGTTGAAACTTTTGCTGATGACGCTGCAGGAACACCTGCTACTTACTTTTTTGCATTAGGATGGGATCAAGTTTTTGGAAAAGACGCTTTTCTAGAATTTGCTTCAGGAGATATGCAAACAGGTGTTGCTTTACAGGATGCTAACGGAACTCAAGTTACCTTATCAGGTAGAATGGGTGAGTATCCTTATGAAGCTAACGCTTTAGAACTTGCTAATGGAGCTACTCCAACTGCAGGTTCAATAGGTATTATAGCTGATGCTACAACTGCTTTAAAATTCAGCGTTGCTTTTGCATAATTGAGTTTTATCTGATATTAAATTAAGGGGTGTTGCAAAACACCCTTTAGTTTAGTATTTTTGTTTTTTAAAAATATATATATATGTATAAGATTGACAAAAAATGGTTTAAGAGGGATGATAAGGATGGAAGTATTGATACTGTTATTGTTGGTAGAAGAACCTATAGGATAGGTAATCAGAAAGTTTTGGTTAGAAAAAAGCCTATTTATAGAGGGGAGATACCAACTGATCAGGAGTTGTTAAAAACTTTATATGAGATGGGAAAAGAATACGTTGTTCTAGAAAATAAACCAAAAAAAATAAAAAAAGTAAAGGATGAGCCAAAAGACTTCAACCAAGAGAGCAAAAAGGTATCAATCCAAAAGAAAGAAAACTAATAAGTTATTAGCTTACGGATTTTCTAAGAATGTTTCTCAAGAAGCTCCTGCTGAAAAAAAGAATTTAGATAACTTACAGTACGATTGGATTCCTTTTGGAGATGATAATTTATTCCCTCAAATGTTGAGTGAATTATCAAGGTGTGCTGCTACACATAGAGCAATTTTAAATACTAAAACTAC